ACGTATTGATACATTCTTTCTCATCAATCTTACGCATAATTTTAGCCTCTTGCGGGCGTTCACGTAGGTCTAAGTATTGTGCTAAGAATTCTTTAGCTTCTTTCTTGCCATAGAAACGACCATACCAGGTGAAACTACGCATAAGTGCTACTCGGCGTCTATCTTCATCAGGTTGTACAGCAAACATAGGTTCAGGGCCTAAATATTCAGTATCTGGGTCCCTGGGGTTAAGTGTCTTAACCTGTGAATAATCACTAGCTTTAATGATTTTCTTTGCGGGTTTACGTGTTGCCATTAAGTTCTCCTAAATTTATAGCTCATTTATGTATTATAGCAGATGTACCATTTGTTGTCAACTATTCAATTGACCCGTTTTTAACTCTATTTGCTGAACAGATAAATAATAGATATGCCTAGATTATCACTATATCACCCGACAAAATCAAACGATTATCGATTCTTTGATAGAACAATATCAGAGATGTTTACTGTTGGTTCCACTGATTTATATATTCACAAATACTTAGGTCCCACAGATCAGGGTGCTAGTATTGATTATACACAACCACAATATGATGTATTAGATCCTACTAATATACAGGATTTACTATTTTTAGAGAATAGAGATAGAACATATGATCCTAATATTTATAGAGTACGTGGACATTATAATGTACAGAATTTAGACTTTGATTTAAGTCAATTTGGTTTATTCTTAAATAACGACATTATCTTTATTACCGTCCATTATAACGATATGATTGATTTAGTTGGTCGTAAATTAATGGTAGGTGATGTATTAGAATTACCTCACCTAATAGATTATAATCCATTAAAAGAAACTATACCAGTAGGATTAAAACGTTTTTATCAGGTTACTGATGGTAATTTTGCTAGTGAAGGATTTAGTCCCACATGGTATCCTCATTTATGGCGTATTAAATGTGAACCATTAGTTGATAGTGAGGAATTTAGTCAGATATTAGCTGAACCAATTGATCAGGATAATTATCTTGGATTATGGGATGCTACTAAAGTTTATCCAGCTGGTTATGTAATTACATTTGGTGATAAGAATTATCTATCTAAACAAGAAGTGCCAATTGGTATTGTACCACCTAATACAGTATATTGGGAACTTGATCCTAATCAGAATCTTAAAGATATTCTTGCAACATACAATAAAAATCTACAAATCAATAATGCAATAATTGATGAAGCTGATAGATTATTGCCTAAAGCAGGTTACGATAGAAGTAATTTATACATTGTTCCTACATACGGTGAGTTTGAAACTAATACAGAATTATCAGGTAAATATAATCAACCTGCGCCTCCTATAAATGTTATTGCTAATAACGGAGGTGCTCCTGTTGTAGCAACCGGTGTTGTAGCAATAGTTCGTAGTCCTGCTTACAAAAATGCAAGTCCTATATTACGTATACCCAAAGCAACAGTTCAAAGTATTTGGGATATGTCAGAAAACATGTTGCTTGACCCTTTACAACCTGCACGACAAATTAATTTAGAAACTGCTACTATTGCACCTACACTTATTGGTAATGGATCAGGATCAGTTGAAGGTGAGATTGTATTGACTGCATTGCCTACAGGACCTATTACAGGACCATATGGTACATCAGATAACACATATGCGTTTGCAGATCAGAATCCAGTAGCACCGAACTTTACAGGAACACAACCATATGGTCCTGATACAATGGACTATCGTGCAGACTCTGATCCAAGATTCCAATTCATTGCTCGTAGTAGCCCAAGAAGCTTTGGTTATACTACAGGTTACTTAGATGGCACAGGTGAGGCACCGAACGGATTCCCAACAGGAGCAGGAATTGCTTTCCCACAAAATCCACAAGTAGGTGCATATTTCTTACGTACAGATTATCTACCGCAAATTCTCTATCGTTGGGACGGTAGAATATGGGTTCGTATATCTAAAAACGTCAGAACACAAACAGGATTCACTGAAGGAGATTTGTCACAACAATCTAGCTTCATAAATAACACTAATACTACACAAACAACTGATGGTACACTAATACCACAGAAACAAGCTCTGTCAACTATTTTGACAATAGCACCAGATACACTACCACCGGTAACTTAATAAATGGCACAATTTTTCTATGACAATCAGGTACGCAGATTTCTAATTCAATTTGGAAAAATCTTTTCTAATTGGTATGTTACTAAAGGTAAAGATCCTGCAGGCAATGAAATACTTGTTCGTGTCCCAGTTATGTATGGTGATTCAAGTCGTCAAGCGGCTACTATCATTGCTAACAATAGTGCTAGTAATTTACCTAGTGCACCACTAATCACGTATTACATTACTGGATTAGAATACGACCAACGTAGAACACAAGACCCTACATTTATTGACAAGATTCAAGTTCGTCAACGTTCATACAATGCAGAAACACAACAATATGAAACAGTACAGGGACAAGCATTTACTGTTGAAAGATTAATGCCAGTACCTTATACATTACGTATGAGTGTAGATTTATGGACAACTAATTATAATCAAAAATTACAAATTATTGAACAATTGGGTACACTATTCAATCCATCATTAGAAATACAATCTACTGATAACTTCATTGATTGGACTAGTTTAAGTGTCGTATACCAAGATGGGTTGACATTTAGTAGTCGTGTTATTCCTCAAGGATCCGGTAATCCTATTGATGTAATGACTTGGAAATTCTATATGCCTATATGGATTAGCAATGCGGCTAAGCTGAAGAAGATGGGTGTTATTGAAAAGATTATTGCTAGTATCTTCTCCGGTAAAGCACTTGATGATATTCAAAATGATGATTTGTTATTGGGTACTAGACAGAAGATTACACCATACGGTTACAAGTTACTATTAATTGGCAATAGTCTACAATTATTACCAGCTAATCAAGATTTCTATCCAAGCAATGAAGATTTAGATTTACCTCCTAACCCCAATACAAGCTTGTATTGGTCTTCATTGTTAAACGTATACGGAACTATACGCCCCGGCATCAGTCAGATTTGGTTACAGAATCCGTTTATGGATACTGAAATTGTAGGTACCATTGTTCCCGATCCAGTTGATGATAGATTATTGATATATGATATTGACCCAGATACCCTGCCTCAAAATACATTGGATCCTGTAGACAGCGTGATTAACCCATTAGTCACTGGACCAAATGCAGGGTTACCTCCCGCAGAAAATGGAATGAGATATCTTATTGTAGATAATATTGGGCATGAGGGTGACACAACTATTGCATGGGGTAATGTAGTAGCATATGCTAATGACATTATTGAATATGATAGTGGAACAGGAGAATGGTTTGTATCATTTGATAGTACCCAAGCTACTACAGTAGAATATGTTACCAATTTAACAACTAGCATTCAATATCGCTATGTTAATACAGAAGATGCATGGATGAAATCTTGGGAAGGCTGGTACGACCAGGGCGATTATAGTATTGTAATCTAAGTTACTTTATGCTATAATATCTTAGCATATGAATAATATTTCAGCAGGCGTTTTCTTTTACGCTAAAAACACACAACGATTCTTATATCTACTTAGAACGGACAACAAAAATCCGGGCAATTGGGGTATACCTGGTGGTAAAATAGAAAATGGTGAAACGTTGTTAATTGGTATTGGAAGAGAGTGCAGTGAAGAAATTGGATACTTTCCTAAAAATGCAAAACTAGTACCAATACAAAAATTTGTGAATAATACGTTTACATATCATACATTCTTCTGTGCAATAGATGAAGAATTTATTCCTGTATTAAATTATGAACATTGCGGGTATGCGTGGGTAGGTGACAATCAGTATCCTAAACCATTACATCCTGGATTATTTAGCACAGTGAATTTTGATGTTGTACAGAAGAAATTAAAAGCACTTACGAAAAAACGGTCCTAAGACCGTTTTTTTATTTTAGTAGCTTTGCTATTAAATCAAAACCTATTGAACCTAATACTATGCCTGCACCCATCATCATCCATCTCCACTTTTCTAGTGCGGAAACTTTTGAACTAAGAATCGTATGAGCTTTGTTGTCCTCATCACGCATTTCTTTCAACATTTCTCTTGTTTCGTGTGCGTTACGGTCCAGACATTCATGCATTTCTTTAAGACTATTTTTGATTTCGCTGACATCTTGTTCAATATTTTTAACTTGAACTTGAAGTACAGCGATCTCAGTTTCGGTCTTTGGCATTTTAATAGTTCTACCGGTTACCATGATTAAGCGTTACTAATAGTTACGATCGGATTAGGTTGACCGTTAGCCGCGTTAGCAGTAAAGGCTGTATTGAATGTAGCAATAACATCAGGGTTAACATTATATGCAACAACAGTGCCGGTACCGGCTGCAGTACCAGAAGCAGTGAAAGTAATACCTGTCATATTAGCAAGTGCACCAACTGACGTCCAGTTTGTTGTACCAGCATTATAAATTGTGTAAACAGTACCGGTAACTAAGTTACCAGAATCAAGTTGTGTTGGGAATACTTCAGAGTTATAGTCATTAATACTTGAAACATATGCTGTTGTTGGGCCAGCATCAGTAGAAAGAATGTTCATTGTATTTGGTGTCAATGCTGTGTTAGCAACATTAGCTGTAGTACATTGAGCAATTAAACCGGTTGTGCTACCTTGTACCAAGTACTTTGTTTTACCTTTTTGACGAACAATGAAGCCTGCTTCATCATT